TACCACCCGATATCTACATTCGTTGTTATAACCAACTCCGAAGAATCAGCGCAGATAATGCTAAGTGTGTTGCGATGGAACGGGAATGCAACGTTTACTGGGGTAGAACCGCTACTGGAAAATCTCGACGAGCCTGGGCTGAAGCCGGCATGGAGGCTTACTCTAAAGACCCGCAAACCAAGTGGTGGGACGGTTACAAAGGTGAACCAAATGTTGTTATCGACGAGTTTCGAGGAACTATTTCAATTTCGCACATCTTACGGTGGCTCGACCGGTATCCTGTACGAGTGGAGTGTAAAGGATCTTCCATGCCATTTGTATCAACAAAGATTTGGATCACCAGTAATTTAGATCCTAGGCTTTGGTACCCGGATATTGATGCTCAAACTTTATCAGCGCTTTTAAGGAGACTTAATATAACTCATTTCGCGTAATTTTTTACATGGCTAGAGGAACTCGATATAACCCATATGTTACCCCACCAAGCCTGCGAAGACCAGCTATCAAGGTTAAGAGCTCAAGTAGTTCTAGCTCTGGCCGCAGCTACCGTGCTATTGCTAATCGCATTCTTGCTGCTACTGCTCCCAAATCTCGAGGTGCTAAGATGAACACTCGTACTAAGAAGCATTACTCTGTAAGCCAAAGACCTTGGGTTGATACTCACGGCAGGAGACCTATTCGTACTACTAAGAAGCGGGTATTTAACCCAGCATTGAAAGGACGCATGGCCAAGTTTCAGAAGAAAGTTATGAAGGTCATGCAACATGTAGCTTGCTACGGAGAGTATATCTACATATCAACCCAACAGCTTAAGCAAGGAGTACTTGATCGGTACGGGTTGTTTCCTGTAGATTCTCAAGGTGTGCCAATTACTATAGGATCAGATCGAGCTTTAACTGATGCCGCAGCAGTACTTTATAATGGCAAATCTTCAGCTAAGGACTACAACGTAGTAACTGGAAACTTTGCCAACAATAACAAGATCAATTTAATTTCAGAGCGACTTGACTTTTATTTCAAGAGTACTTCCTCGCACGTAGTCAATATTCAAATGTTTGAGTTCATATCTAAGACTGACCAGGATGTTAGTGGAGCTGACCTTATAACTGAATCACTAGATGACTACACTAACTCACTTAAAGCTACTCAGGATACTGGACAGACTGGGCCTTTTGCCTTTGACATGCCTGGTAGTGAAGCCAGACACTTAACATCGGCTTTTCAGAAGTATCAGGTTAAAGTTCACTACTTTAAGCTGCCACCAGGAGAAACTGCCAGTAAAAGTTTCAGTAGAGGTGCAAGAACCTTTGACCCTATTAAGTCCAAGAATGCTTCTGAACAACCATATCTTTATAGGAAAGGCTGCAGCTACTTTTATTTTCGCGTCTTGAATGATATCACAGTATCAGGAATTAGCGTCTTTGATACCGACCTCACGGCCTCGCAGGTTCATAACTGGCCTAGTAACAGACAAGGTGGTGTTGCTATGGAGTATAAGCGTACTATTAGGGTTATGCCTCCTCCTAATACTGCAACTGCATCTGATAGACCTGCGGTAGTTATAGGTTGTATGAAGGAGGGCTCTGGAGCAGCCTTCTTTGACCAGCAAGTTACGGTTGCTAACCCGGAGAATAAAGCTTCTGCTGACTAATAAACTTATGTTACCCCCCCGACTTCTAACATATTGATTCCCGAGGGGAGCGCCCGGAGCGCGTCCGAGGGGCTCGCCGCAGCGCAGCGAGAGGCGTTGCAGGGGCCCCCCCGAGCCCGAAGGGCAGGCCGAAGAGGCCGTAGGGGGGGGTTTGCTTCAGGCGCGTAGGGGGTCCACCCGCCGAAGGCAGGGGGCACGTCGCCTCAGTGCCATTAGATGTAGTAAGCACCCAAGGACAGTGTAACGTTGTCCGCCATTATTACTTACTACATCGGCGTTACAGCGTTACAAAACGTGGCGCACCCAAGGTACCAGACCCACACCCCACGTGTAACCCCCCTTACTCTATAAGGTAATTTAGACCCGGCCTAAATTAGTAATGGACCTGGACCAGGGTGTGCTCTCAAATATATAAAGCGGCAGGATTTTCAAATACAAATGCCTGACGGACAAGCACACTACAGATCAGATTCATCTTTGTCACCATGTCTCGACCACCACCTAGTAAACCAGCCAGATATTGGATCGGAACAGTCCCAAAAGATTTATGGATCTTCCCCAGTCCGCTCCCAGAAAGCATTGCCTACTGTAAAGGACAGGAAGAAGCCGGGACTGAAGGTGGATATCGGCACATCCAAGTACTCGTCATATTCAAAAGCGCAGTCAGACTTAGTGCGGTCAGAAGAATTTTCAACGGCCATTGGGAAAGCTCGAGAAGCGTTGCGGCAAATGCGTACGTCTGGAAGGATGACACCCGAGTCCCCGACTCGCAGTTTGAACTCGGTGCTCTCCCGCTCAAACGCAATTCGAAAGCCGACTGGGAAGTCATCAGGCGAAGTGCCCAAGAAGGTTTGTAGTACTAACTTTAGGTGACCTTCAAGCCATACCACCCGATATCTACATTCGTTGTTATAACCAACTCCGAAGAATCAGCGCAGATAATGCTAAGTGTGTTGCGATGGAACGGGAATGCAACGTTTACTGGGGTAGAACCGCTACTGGAAAATCTCG